CTAGGCCGAAGCCACCGTACCTCGCGACATCATCGAGGGTAATTTTGCCGCTTCCGAGACCGAATCCTACGGGGCCAGCGACAAGAGCGCCCGCCAATGCTTTACCTGTTTTACCCATCAGACTAATCCTTCTTCATGATCTACCATGGGGTATAGCACATCTTCGCCGAAATTACCGACATATTCTTGCACGCCCATGTGGCCTAAAGTAATTGTTGGGTCGATCCAGACTTCATAGCCTGCTTCTCTTGCGCGATCACAGAATAGAAAGTCTTCGCCGACGTAACCCTCAGGGGTTACTTTGAAATCAAACACAGCGTTAAGCTGCTTATCTGCACGTTGATCGTAGTATCCCCACTCCGGGTGAGCGCCAACCAGATCAGTAAATACGTTGCGGTTAACCCACATGAAGGCCGTAGCCACACGCTCGGCACGAACTAGCCCCATACCGTTCATGGTAATATGGCCGTTCTCATCTTGGTCTAGGTCGGTGATATAGCGCAGTTTCTCATCGCGCACGCGGGGAGGCGCAGCCACGATACCCTTGTCCGGGTCAGAACCCCAAGCCATCAAACGCAGAATAGCGTCTGGCTCAAAGTTGATGTCGCTATCAATGAAAAGAAGTTCAGTGCACTCAGAGTCAAGGAAGTCACGAACAAGCAGGTTACGGGCACGCGAAACCACGGAACAGCCGCAGATACTTCCGATCTGCAAACTAATTCCGTGGCGAGGCGCGGCCTGCGCAAAACGAGCAAGCGATACGGCCAACTTCAAGGATACCTTAAAGTCGTACGCGGGAAGCGCGATAAATATACTACGGCCCGCTAGATCGAAGCCCTGTTCGTTTTGCATAAATCACCCATAAAATACGACTACTGACTCTGTGTTAGTAATCGTACCATATAGGCCCGTCTTTGCAAGAATACCTTGGTCTGGAATGACGACATCGTAAGCACCGCCATTCGCGACCGTCGGTGTATTAATGGTAAGCAGCGTGCTGCCCCCACTTCCATCCTTAAGGACCACCGAACCAGCGCTAGCGCCGCACTCGATGTGGAGACCTTTGATGCGTACGCGACCGAGGTCGTTATCCGCCTGATCTTTGAAGCTTGCCGTACCGGCCCCTAGGGGCTTGGTGGCGAGAACGTCTGTTTGCTGAGCCATAGGAAGACCCTCCTATTAAGCAGCAGTTGTAACGTTAGTCCAAGTAGTACCGCCGTCAGTGTTGATGTAAGCACGTGTGCTTGTGCTCGAACCATCCGAACGCAAATAGAGCGAACCTTGGGCAGCCGAAATGGTCGGAGCGCCGCTTCCCGAGTAGATGCCGGGGGTAGCAGAAGTTACAGAACCGCTTGCACCAACAAGCATACCGTTTTCTGAAGCGACGGGACCTGAAAAAGTAGTCTGAGCCATTATAAATACTCCGTGTAGTAGCACATCCTCGTACCGTCTCTACTACGTCTGCTAGGCCAGTCGGTACGAGTTATTTACCTAGTAGTTAAGCTTTACCACTTATGTGGTAAAAAAGAAAGGGGAGGAAATTAATCCTCCCCTTCCCCCCTGTTTCCTTAGGCAGCGCCTTCGGAACCGTACATGCCCAGTGGGTCGCTCCAGCCGAAGCTGTAACGCTCACGAGCCTTATAGCGTACGTTACCGGTGTCGAAGTCACCGTCCATGCCAGTAGACATTGGCGTACGGACAAAGTGCTTCAGACCGTTAGGTACGTCGGTCGTCAGGAACCAAGCGTCGGTGTCGGTCAGGAAGTGGTTAACTGTGTAACCCTCCGGAATCGCACCGTTTGACTTGATTGCGTTGATGTCGTTGTCAGCGGTGCCAACACGAAGTTCCGTTTCAAGCAGGCGAGTCGCAACGAACTGAAGGTCCGAAGGAATAACCAGCTTGCGAGGCTTAGCTGCAATCAAGAGACCACGCTCGTCTGTCCACCCAGCAATTTGGATAACAGCCGCTTCGAGCGAAGTTTCGTTGAGGTCAGCCGCAACCGCCGGAATGTTCGAGTTCGTGCCACCTGAGACCAGTGGGTGTGAAGCCGAGAACAGTGGTACGCCATCGCCGCCGACAAAATCGGAATCGAAGCCGTTGTTCAGGACCGCAGCAGCCTTAGTCTGCTTGGTGTACGACATCGCACGGGCAAGCGCCTTAGTATAACGAGCCGAGAGGCTGTCATACAGGTTGTCTTCAATCGCTTCTTCCGTGAGCGAGAACCCGAGGGCAATCGTTTCATGGTTGTAGCGAGCAGTGAAGACTTCCTGAGCGTTGTCGTAGGAAATCGCCGAACCTTCGTTCTTAACCGGAGCAGCCGAGAAGCCCGACAGCTTGGTTTCTTCTTCGAAGCTACGCTCTGAAGATTCAGTTTCGAAGATTTCCTTGTGCTCTTCGCCGTAACGCGAATACTCAAGACCGAACAGGGCGTTCAGTCCCGGCAGAAGCTCCTTGAGGAGTTGTGCGCGTGAAATTGCCATTGTTCAGTCTCCTTATACGCCAGTAGCGTTGTTGTACTGGTGCATACCGGCATTCCACTTGACGATAACTTCGGTGTAAGAACCGGGGTTACCAGCAGTGTGGGTTTCAGGCACGACATCAATGATACGCACTGGGAACGTTGCCGTTGTGCCAGTGGTGTCGTCGATAGCGACCTTAGAGTTGCCGGTGGCAGTGTTGCCAGCGTTCTGAGTGAGCACAGCGTTGTTACCAACCGCAGTGCGGTTTACGTAGCCAACAGTCGTGCCCGACGAAGTAACCGCGACTTTGTACAGCGTGTCTGGGTCATCAACAACAAAAGCGTTAATGTCAGAGGCTGTAACGCCGCCGGGGTAGTATTGACGGAAGGTCTTTCCGAAGGTTGCGTCTGTGTAAGAACAACCCATGAAAACACCAACCGGAGTTGCAGCATCAGTACCGGTGTCTTTCGACAGAGTTCCGTCCGAATTGAGCTTAACTACGTCGCCAAAGAAAATAGCTGTAGCTGAACCCGAGTCGATTGGAATCTGGCGAGTGGAACCGGCAAAGACCTGCCCACCAATCAAATTGATTGGCAGCAGCCCGTAAGGGGCATCTACAGAAGGATATGCCATTTATAAGCTCCTAGCTTATTTGCCTTTACCAAATGATGTCGAAGACCGTTTCTCGTTAAAGAGTGGCATCCGAACATCGCTCTCGCGCATAAAATTGTTGTCTACGGAATCCATCTGGGCTTTGTTTTTACCGGAATAGTAATCCCGGCGTTGATTCATAAACTCAGTCGGAATCTTGCAGAGCAACAAACCTGCGACTTCGATGTTGTCTTTGAAGCGGCTATCTTTATCCACAAACAGTTCAAACTTTGGCTGCTCTTCAATTCGGACAGCTTCCCACCCCTCACGCATCTTTTTGGACAGGTTTGGAGCGTCAGACTTTCCTAGTGAAGAAACTCGAATCCACCGATAGGAGTATCCGGGTTCCCGATCTGGCTCAGGCAAAATTGATGCCGGTTGCCAAGATTTAGGGCGTTCTGCCGTAGTACGAGTAGTTGCTTCGCGTGTGATTCTAGTCTGTGTCATGTTATGCATTCCCCATCTTCATAAGTTCCTTCGCATACTGCTCCGGAGTTAGTCCCAAACGTTTAGCTATTGCTATCTGAGACTTTTTGAGCACGATCTTTTTGGGGGACCGGCTACGAGAAGCTGGAGCGACAACTGACGCAGGGCGAGCCGCACGTTTTTGTTCCGCTTCATCTTCCCCGAAATATTCAGGAAAGCGACGACGCATCGTTTTGTCGATAGCGTCCCAGTATTCGTCGGTGCCCACAAATTGAGGGCCACGTTCTTTAGCGAGCTTCTGGTGAAGCCCAAGTGCGGAGGCAGTCATCTCTTCATCAGCGCCCCACCAAGTATTGCGCTCTTGCCACGCAATAGTTTTTTGGTCCACCTGAGATGGTTGCATCTGTTGTGGCGATTCTACCTCTTGTTCCGGCTGTTGTAAAGTCGGTTGGTAATTATTTACTTGCTGAAGCGCATAATTGGCGTTGTTTAGTTTTTCTTGCGCCTCGATTACTTTATCGGTGTCACCCGCTTCATACGCTTCTCGGTAAGCACGTTGCGCAGACTCGCGTTCGTATTCTGCGGCCCGTTTGTACTGCGCAATAAGGTCTTGTTCGCCAACACTAAGCGTTTGCTTCAGCCTGCGGTTTTCTTCCATCAGCTTCTGCGCAGCGTTTAGCGCTTCCTTTTGCTCGCGCAGAACGCGCTCTTTTTCGCGACGCTCATCGTGCCACACCTTCTTCATCTGCTTGAGGCGGGTTTTGACCTTATCCGAGTACTCATCGAGTTCGTCAGCTTCGAGTTCTTCTACGATCTCCTTCGGCATAGGCTCGCGCCCACGGTCTTCCTCTGGGGTATCGTCCTCGACTTCAAGCTCCGGAGCTTCCTGCTCTTGCTCCTGCTCCTGCTCCTGCTCTTCTTCGATCTTGAATTCTTCCATGTGTTCTTCTTGGGCCATTTTCGCCTCCTATGCTCGGGTAATACCGCGTGGGTCTTCCACTACGGCTTCAACAGAATCGTCGTTAATTACGCGGAACTCCTGCCCATGTATTTTCACACGGGTACCAGCGTGCGGGCGCACGAGGATAAAATCACCCTCTTTGCACCATGGGCCGCTAGGGAACCTAGTTTTGTCTGAGTAAGCGTCCGGGCCTAGCTTCAGTACAAACAAGGTCGTGGTCAGGAGTTCTTCGTGGTGAAGGGTAATATCAGCCTTGATAATTCCGCCTTCGGTCTTTTCTTCGATTTCCGGAATAGCACATAGTATGCGATAGCCTGAAGGGTCAGGTAGCTGCTTGGC